GCAGCGCGTCGGTCATTTGTCCGCCTTCCGCTCGAGGCGCTCAAAGATAGCTCTCACCATGTCCTTCAGTTCTTGCACGTCCGCCCGGTAGTCGTCCTTGGAGACGTACTTCGTTCGGAGCTCCTTCTCGATCTCCTTCATGTCTGTCTGGAGAGCCCGGACACTCTCCCAGACGACCTTTAGGAGCCAGCCGATAGCTGCCCCCGCCACACCAACGACGATGTTGTAGAGATCCTGCGTCAACTTCTACCACCATGACACCAGAAGGACGGAGGGCAGATTAGCGGGGCGCGGTCCCAGGCGCACCCATAATCAACCGGGCGGCGTCGGCCACTGGATCTCCCACGGGAAGCCAGCCTGCCCCGGCACGTCGCGCAGCGCGGCACGGTAGGCCGCCCAGGCTGCAGCGTCGACGGGGGCGTCCGCAAGCTGCGTCCAATCGCACGCGGCAAGCCGGGCGTTGCGGTCGGCCCGCACCGCGTCGGCCTGGCGCGCATCGAGGGCGGCGCAGGCTTCGGGGTCCATGTCCACCGCGATCCAGTTGGTGATCCAGTGCGCGCCGCTCTGGCGCACGCCGTCCATCGCGACGGTCTGGTAGCGCGCCAGCGTCGGCTGCGGCCCCTCCAGCACGGGATCCGCACCGAAGTCGGCGAGCAGTTCCTCGGACAGAACCGGCGGAAAGCTGGTTGCCGAATGCGCAACCCGGAACTCATGGTCGGTGATGACGGAGCCATCGCCCCGGACACGGATGAGCATGATGGTTCTCCTTACGCGATGGCCAGGAAGATGTAGCTGGCACCGTTGGTGTTCGCCAAGTTGCCACCAGCGTTGCTGAGTTCAAAGCCGCTCGCAGCCGTGTCCACCCAGTCGGTGTTGGTGACCTCGGCAGCCGTCGTGTTCAGCGTCAGATACGGATCGTTGCCTGCGACGATGCCGCGTGCGCTGTCCCAAACGTACCAGTCGCCCGTGCTGTCGGTGCGCTTGATCAGCACGAACCGCGCACCAGCCGCGAAGCCGCAGTTGATGACTTGGGTTGCGCCCGTGCCGGTGTAGGAGCCGCCCTTGCTGACGCCGGGGCAGGAGGCGAAGAGGTAGGCGACGTATGTGGCCGCATTAGTATTTGTTCTAGCGTTAGTTCCAACCGTAAAAACTGATGATGTGGGATCCGTATTGTTCCAAACTGCAGAAGACGTACTAAATTGAGCAGTCGAATTTAATTCAATGTATCTAGTTGCACCGAGGGATGTGTGATATACAGCCCAGTCTGTTGAGTTAGCACTTCTGCTTTTTACAATCATCAACTCAGGCACAACGCCCAAGTTATGCGCCACCGTGCGGGCAGACCCCGTCCCCGTGTAGCACACCACGTCGAAGAAGCCTGGGGCGCGGCGGAATGTATGATCGACATAATTGTATCCAGACGTATTTATGTCTGTGCTTGCGCCAATCTGAAAGCCGCTTTGCGTGAAAAACAAAACAGCAGTGCTATCCGTAAATTCGGCACCGCTTCCAGTGCTTTCCAAGCCCAGCGAAGCGCCGCGCAAACGGTCGCGCCACTGACTACGAGTTGTGCCAACCGAGCGCGCTCCTTGCATTAAGTACAAATCTACTGGAAAGCCAAAGCCAGAAACATTTGCCGTAGCTCCAGTCCCAACGCGAAGCTGGGAACTGTACACACTCGTCCCGCTCGTCGGCGTCCGCATCGGGCCGCGCCGGATGGCGATGTAGATCATGGTCGCGAAAACAGGCAGCCAACCGCCTGGAGCCAAAACAAACCCCGTAGCCGTGGGTTCAATCAGAGCACGGCCTGTTTCCGCAGCGGTTGCGTTCGGGACTAGTACGTTGTCGGACGCGACGCCAGGGTTAACTGTAAGCCCCCGCATACTATCCACAATGTACCAAGACTCCGTTGTTGATGATGGCTTCACCAACACCCACTGCGGTTCATAGCCAAGGTTCACCGTGGCATTGCCGCTGCCGTCAGTCGTAAACGACCCGCAGCTAATCACATTGTCCGCGCCGGTCGCGCCAAAGCCGCCCGAGTCGTGCGCGAAGAGGTAGGCAACGTAGGTTGCGCCGTTGCTGTTAGCGCCGCCTGTTGGGTAAAAAGCCCCAGAGGTAGGCGCTTGAAACTGCGACCAATTACCTGGGCCTTGTAAGGCAGCAGTTGTATTTAGATAGAGAGTGTATTGCGTCGGATTGACGCCCCCGTTGTAGCTGCGGTGATGAACGAACCAATCGCCGGTGCCGTCGGTCCGCTTAATGATGATGCAACCCGGCACGGCACCCAAGCTATGCGAGATGGCCGTTCCGTTAATGGCGTTCCCCGTATAGGTCACGACGTCGAAGAAGCGCGGCTGCTCGCGGAAGGTCCAGGAGGCGTAGGTCGCAGCGTTGGTGTTGATTTTGGCAAGCGAGCCGATGCTGAAGCCGTTCGAGAGAAAACCCGTCAGGCCCGTCGATTGCGTGGTTTGAGCAGCAGTGGTGTTGGACGCAAGGTCGAAAGTTGATCCACGTGCGGTGTCGTACAGCGCATGAGCTGTCGCGCCGCTGCGGGTCTTCATCCAGACAAGCCCACCCTTGCCCGCCAGATCAATCCCGTTCGTGATCGTCTGCGTGCCGCCGGTGCCCGTGTAGAGCCAAGTCGAGAACACATCTTCGATGTAGGCGGCTTCGGTAGCGGCGACTGCGCCCTGGCTTGCTGAGAACATGCGCTCGCCCCTTACGCCGCGTAGTTCTGGGCAATCGTGCGGCCCAGCCACACGCTGCCGTCAGCCGTGAAGGCGTACAGGTCGTAGCGCGAGCCGGTCGCCGTGATCGTCGGCGCAGTACCGCCGGGCCAGCGCACGGTGCCGGGCCACGTCACGGTTCGGTTGCCGCCGCCGTCTTGCCGCAGGATGAGCAGGAAGCTGCGGCCCGCTGTCGTGGCAGCCGGGAACGTGAACGTGCAGTTGCCGGTGAGCGTTAGGTTCTGGACGGTGCCGGTCAGCGCGATGGTGTAGGCGGTGCCGGTGTTCGCGGTGACGACGCCTTCCTTGTAGTCGCCACCAAGGTCGAAACGCGCGGCGGGCGAAACAACGCCCAGGCCGACATTGCCGCTGCTGTCGATGCGGACGCGCTCGGCGTTGTTGGTCCCAAAGACAAGCGCACCGGCCAGCGTGTTCCACACGTCCATCTGCGAAGACGTGCCGCCGTAGCCAAAGTAGCCCGACGTCGCGCTATTGCTGCCGCCAAGACGCACGATCGACGCGGCGCCGCTCGTCAGGTTCCCAGAGGAGACGACACGGAGCTCAGTCGTCGACCCACCGGCAACTTCCATCTTCGTGTTCGGGGTCACAGTCCCGACGCCGAAATTGCCGGAGCTATCAAAGCGCGCGACTGCCGCGTTATTGGTCCCGAAGATGAGAGGGCCCGCCGAGTAGTTCCACAGAAACGCATCTGTCGTGCCGCCGACCTGCAGCTGGAAGCCGGTGGAGGGCGACGTCCCGGTCGTCGAATTGTTTAGGCTGACAGCAACGCCGCCAGCGCCGTAGACCGTCATCTTCGCGCCAGGCGCATTCGTACCCACGCCCACACGGTCGGTCGACGCATCGGTGAACAGCAGGTTCACATCGTTGTCGCCCTCGATGCGCACGTCCCTGTCGCCGCCGCTTTCGTTGATGACGACAGCGGCATCAAGATTGACTGCGGTCGAGGCATTGATGGTCGAATTAAGGTTCGTCGTGCCGGTCAGCGTCTGGGTTCCGCTCGCATTTAGCGTCCCCGCAACCGCCAGCGTCTTGCCGGAGCCGACGTTGAGCCCCACCGACGTGCCGTTACCGGCACCCGCGAAGACCGCGTCGACGAGATCCCAGTCGCTGTTGGTCTTCGTCCCCCAAGTGTCCCGCGAAGCGCCGACTTCGGGCTTCGTCAGGTTGAGGTTCGTCGTAAAGCTGTCAGGCATTCGGTGCCTCCTAGTTCAACTTGTCCCACGCCTGCGGAGGCGTGGACTTAGGCGTCCAGGTTTCTCCGGCTACGGGGGCCGGAACCCAAATCTCAGAAGCCACAGGCTCGGGCTCCCACAGGAATCTCGCGCTCGCCGTCATGCTCGCCGTCACTGGGATCACCTCAGAGACGGGCCGCACCCTCCGCACCTCGGCGGTGAAGGAGGAGAAAAGCTCGATCAGTTCTACCGCGCTGAAGGTGGCGTTTCCAGACGAAACCATCCCCGACTGCAGGACGATCGCCGCACCAGCCTGGCGGCCCCTCTGGCCCTCTGCGGCCATGTCGGAGGCCAGGGCGAACGTCGCGTCACTTAGGAAGGCGACGTAGCCGTCCGCCTCCATGTTGGATGTCACGGCAGCCGTCGCACTCGCCTGGCGGACGGCCTGGCCGGCAAACACCGCCCCGGAGTCCAGGGCGATCGTCTCGGCAGCCGCGCGGACCCTCTGGCCGGCGGCGGTCATGTCGGACGCCAGGGCGATCGTCGCCGCCGCGAGCTCCAGACGAAACGCCTCGCCGCTCGCCGTCATGTCAGACGTCGCGGCAGCCGTAGCCGCCGCGATTGCCGTCTTTACCGCAGAGAACGACGCATCAGACACACACGCGAAGGTGGCGCTGGCCTCGAGGACGTACCCCGCGCCATATAGGCCCTCGCCGTAGTCTGCTACGCCGTAGTCAGCCATCTATCAGTCCAGCGTGACGTCGAGGGAGCCGGCATTGAAGCGCAGCACGTCCCCGCTGTCGATCGTCTTGGAGGTCGTCAGATTGGCGAAGAGCAGCATGTTGCCCGACGTCGATGCGTCGAAGATCGCCGCGGCCACCACCGTGCCCCAGTTGGCCGTCGCCGTCGGGAACTCCACCGCCACGCCGTTCGTCGCCTCAGTGGGCGACGTGCCGGAGACAGTGAACGTCACGGCCTGGCGCGCGTAGGAGCCGCCCGAGACTTCGGTCCCACCGCCACCCTCGCCAGGCGCCACCGTGTAGAGCGCGATGAACCAGGACGTCGGACGGGTGGCCGCGCTGGTGGTCAGCAGCCACGTCAGGGTGAGGTTTTCGCCGTAATTGGAAAGACCAGCCATTAGTAGAACCTCCTGGTGCGAGCCACCAGCGGGGAGCCGCTGGTCAAAGATTTCTGCGCCTCGTCATTCAAGGCCTGGACGCGCTGGCTGTAGAAGGAACCAAACACAGCAATGCGCTGGTCGTCCACAAGAAACGGCGCGGCGTGTGTCAGCGCGCCGTAGAGGTAGACGTCGGGCGCCTTCGTCAGCAGCCAATTCGTGGTGTTGGCGTTGGAGAGGGCCGGGATCTTGCCGTAGTAAATCATCTGGATCTCGACGTTGTCCGTCGGCGGGGGCACAAGCTCGATCGCCCCGTTCATGAGGGAGTAGGCGACGACTTTCTGGTATCGCTGCTCCTTCACGATGATGTCGGCCTCGTCGAGGGTGACGAACCGCAGAGGGCTCGTACCGTCCACGATCTGCAGATTGATGGCCTCGAGCCAATCACCCGGCAGCTGCACGAACTCGGCATCGCTGGTCGCCTCGGCGCGGATGATCTGCTCCCGGCAGCGCAGGCGCGTATTCAGATCCGCTTCGCAGAACTGAATGAACATGGGGATCTGCGCCGTCAGATCCTGACGGTTCAGATAGTCCGCGATAGCGCTTTGCAGCATGGCGTAGTTCGTGATCTGCGACATCAGCTTTTCATCCAATGCGTGCGATACGGACGCGCCTCGTCGCTCGCCAGCCACTTACGCATGGCGGGCCGATCGTCGAGGATGCCCCTCTGCTTCAGATCCAGGTAGACCATCATGGGCAGGCTGGCGACCTTGACCATGTCCCCGCTGCGCTGGGTGCGGGACGTCTCGTTCATCTCAGCCTGGGCGCGCTCCGCGATCGCGTCGATGTTGCACGTCGTCTCAAAGATCAGCTTCTGATCCGGCGTGATGTGCATCTTCTGCAGCGTGCCGGTCAGGCTGTCGTAGGAGAGATTGAACGACGCCGGAGCGTATTCGTCAGCCATCAGATGTGTCTCCAATGCTTGCCAGAGCGGATTAAGGAGACAGTTGCTTGGCTTACGCCATACGTCTCGGCCAACTCCACACCCTTGCGATTGCTGGCGCGGATTGCTCTAGCTTCGTCCTCAGTGAGTTTTGCCCTGGGATTCAACGAGCCAGGCTTCGCTTGTGTCCGCCGCCCGCGATCCATGCAGTCCTTGGTGTTCTGCTTCGGGCTGCCGGCATAAAGATGCTCGGGGTTCACGCAGATCGGGTTGTCGCACCGATGCAGGGCATGCGCACCTTCTGGAAGGCCGTGCTCCCTTTCACACACAAGCCTAGTCACGCGGACAGACTTCTTCGTGCCATCGGTAAGGCTGCCGATCGTGATGCGCGGATAGCCGTCCGCAGCGCATGCTCCTGTCCACAGCCAGCACCCGCTATTGGGCTCCGGCAACGTGTACTTCGCTATGCGCTCATCGACAGTCATTTGCGTTTCCTGCGCAAGTGGAGAGGCGCCCGAAGGCGCCTCTCCTTTCTACTTACGACGCGATGATGTTTGCAATTACGGCATGCGCGCGCTGCGAACGGACGCGCAGGCCATATTCGACCACCATCTCCTTCTTGTCGCTGTCGCCCGTCTTCGCGATATCGAAGGTGCGGAACGGACGCAGGTACGACACAGACGCGTACTCCGGGTCCAGCACGAAGGCGAAGTTGCCCGGCTGGAAGCGGTTCGGGACGATCGCCACCTCACCGAAGTCGGAGAGGTACACGTCCGCCGTCGCCACGATCGCGACCGGCTTCACCTGGTTGTAGGTGACGCGGTTCGGCGCGATGCCGACGAAGCCGGAGGCGACCG